TTTGGCAAATGGTGAAACAACAAGTTAAGGTTGAGCCACAGGGAAATTTGACTCCTTTGTCAATGGAAGAAGTAAAGAAAAACTCTTCGCAAGTAAATTGTTGGTCAACCACTGTTTTGGAGCCTATACAAGTTAGGGCCCCCGCCACTAGCGTGAGCGCAGATGTTTTAGAAGTTTGCAAAAAGAATTTAGTTCTTTTTGTGAATGGGACAAAGTTTGTTAATGCATTTTTTGTAGAGCAAAATATTTGTATTGTACCATTACACTTTCTGAAGTTAGTACACAACAGTGGTCTGGATTTAATAAGCATTGTTTCCCGCGAGAAATATGTTGACGGGAATGTTACTAATAACCACACTCAAACTTTTGTATATTCACAGAAGGCGTGGTTTCATATTCCAAACACCGATTTATGTGCGTATTATGTCTCGAACGCAATGCCTAGAAAGAGCGTTAAAGATTGGTTTCCAGAAAACATTTTGGACCGTGACATTCCAGCCCAGATGGTAGTTCGTGGTCCTAATGGTGCGCTACAGCATCACACGGCACGACTAAAATATGGACCCCAAGATACTGGGGCCCAAGGGTGCAGGTTTAATGGTTATTCCTATATGCTCGACACTGGGCACACTTTCAACGGCATGTGTATGGGCGTGTGGGTTGCTGATACTAAACCTCCTTGTATTGTAGGTTTTCATTTAGGTGGTTTGACAGGCTCACCACGTGGGTGCGCTGGAGCTTTAACTCGGACTATGGTTCAAGATGCGTCTGATATTTTATTTAAGCGTTTGGTTTCTGCCGTGCAATGTGGGACCGAGGGCTATATAAATTTAGATTTTGCAAAGAGCATTCCGAACAGTTTGCCACAAGAGTTGGAACCGCGAATAGCGGCTAAACATCCCGCAAAATTTTTAGCACCTGAAGCAAACATTACCGTTTTCGGTACTATTGGGCCCACTCATAAATACCATACTAGTGTAGTTTATAGACAGTTGGGTGTCAAATTTTTAAATAGGTTTGATATACCAATTGCCCATGGTCCGCCTAATATGAACGCGCCTCCTAAATGGTATCATTTTTCCAAAAACATGGCTGAGTTCGCAACGCCAGTAATAGGCCCATCGCTTGATGCTCTTGAATGGGCAGTATTAGATTATATGTTACCAATTATAAGTGAATTAAAACGCCTCGGGTTTGGGATGAGTGAAATAATTCGTCCTCTAACGAATCAACAAAACGTGAACGGCGTGCCTGGAGTGCGTTTCTTAGATGCTTTGAAGACGAACACAGCAGCAGGTTATCCATTGAAAGGGAAAACGAGCGAATATCTCACTGGCGCTGATGGTGAGCGTGATTTTATTTACCCTGAAATTTGGGATGAAGTCACGCGTATGGAGAGTGAATATGCCGCCGGACGAAGATGTTTTCCAGTTTTCATAGCCCATCTGAAAGATGAGCCAGTGAAGTTGGGCAAAGATAAAGTTCGCGTATTTTTCGGAAATGGCACTCCATTTAAGCTGATTGTTCGTAAATATTGGTTACCTATTGCCCGATTGTTGAGCGAATTGCCAATTTTGGCTGAGTGTGCTATTGGCGTAAATAGTCACTCGTTGGAATGGGACCAATTTTTGGAATATGTTGAGCATTTTGGTAAACATAGATGCATAGCTGGCGACTATAAGGGATATGATCAAAAGGAATTTTTGAATGTTACACAATCGTGTTACTCTATATACATGCGCATCGCGCGTGTTGTTGGATACACGGATGAAGAATTAAAAATTATGAGCGCCATGGTACCAGATTTAACTACATTTATGGTTATGTACTATGGAGCACTTGTGATGATGTCCCGCGGGAACGCCAGTGGGCAAAACATGACATCATATGTGAATAGCACTGCTAATAGTTTAAATTCTCGTTGTGCTTATTATGATAGTTCTCCACAAAAACCACCCCCTCCGTTTCGTAAGAATGTACATATGATGACATACGGAGATGACGACATTGGCACGGTTTCAACGTCTTGTTCGTGGTTTAATGCTAAGGTAAAAGCGCATTATTTGCACTTATACGGCATAGAGTACACACCACCCGACAAAGAGGGAACACATGAGTTGTTTTA